CACCGAGGAAATCTAAGTCTCGTCCTCTTCCCATCTTTGTTCGACAACATCTGAACAAATTTTGGCGAATGACGCGACTTCAGAATGAGATTTCCGAAATGATGCGAAATACGACAACCCCTGAATGTCGATTCGCGATCAAAAACCGACCCCCAACCGCAAAATTCCAAATGGATTCTGGAAATGAGTCAGATTTTGATGGTAGTGTATACTCCTATTGTTCTGATGACTCAGGCATTGATGATCTGGTTGATTTTGATGAAGTAGTTTCGCGCTACCGATTCCAATATAACCTGCGAATGCTTCGAGCAGTTGCGGCTTTTCAGCGCATTCACGACCGTGTTATGACTCTCGAAGAAGAGTTTATGATGGATGTGATATGTGCTGATTTGGCCATGATGGAAATCGAATCTGATATCAACAACTGGAGTGTAGACTCTGTTAATGATCTCTTTGCAGTGATCCATGAACCCCCAGCTGCTGAATTCCAAATGGAAGCTGAAATTCCCTCTTCGTTTTTAGGAACACTTGGGAAATCTATCACAGCTCCTTTCCAAATGGTGAACAACGTGGAAAAGATGACGGCAGAAGTGGCTGGTGTGACTGCAGAGTTACACAAAACAACAACTCACTTCACTGGGATGGCGAAGTCCCTGGATGACGGTATTGCGAACATTGGTAAGATGCTCGCAGCGATGGTTCCGACAGTATCTTTTGCTAAGGACATTGGCTCAATTCTTTTGAAATTAGTCAAGGTTCTGGCAACTGTGTCTATGACCAACGCTGCTCATCGCCTTAAGGCTTTCTTTTTGGAAGTCTTTTGGAATTTTGGAGGAGAGATTTTTTCTCTTTTTTCCAGAATGGTGTCGCGATACTTTACAACGGATGAACAACCAGACGCTCCCGAGGCTCAGTTCCAAGTGAATCTCGACGACCTAGTCAATGTGGTAACCGGTGGCATGAAGAACGTCACTGGTCACTGGGCTGCAGCTCCTGTAACTGGTGCCCTGGTGAGCACTTTGCTGGTAACGGCATGTGGGTTGCCGTCCGGTAATTTTGATGCATGTCTGAAGTTCTTCGGTGATAGGTGTCGCAGCATGAACAACGTTGTGACCTTCGCCAAGAATGCAGTTCCCATGTTCA